ACCAAGTGTCATTTGCCGCAGTGATCGGTGCCACAGTGTCTGTGTCAAGATACACTGTACGGCATCCTGTGACTGTGGTATTGAATCCTGCGGCCGTTACCGGGGTACCAGTAGCATTTTGCAGTAGAATTACTCCACCTTGTGTTTGTGTCAGCACAATGTATCCATTGCTGTCAACAGATGCACTGACATTGGGCACACCCGCCGCACTCACTGCTGTTACAAAAGCGGCAGGCGTTGTTCCATTCACAGTGGCCAACACTGGTGTTGTCAATGTAGTGCTGTTGGCAGTGGAAGTCATTATGTAGAACGTATTCAGATTAGTGAACGTGGCTGCATCATTGTCCCCAGTGATCACTGTAGCGCCCACTACTGATCTTTCAAAAACTTGTAGTGTGTATGTATTATTGAAAGGATTATTGCTGGTAGGCCCGTTATTGACCTCTGGGTCCACATTGTATTGAGTATATGTTGTTCCTGCAGGAATAAGTTTGCCACCAGTGGTGTCAAGAGTTGCATTGGCTGTCTGGTCATTGGCATATACCGTGGCCGACTGTTGAACAAACGCTGCCAGTGCAGTAGAATATTGTTTGACAACCATGGTAGTTCCGAGATTGGTACTATTTGTTTTGTTCCAGACTGATCCAGTAGGACGTGGTGTTGATCCAGTTGAATTCCAACGTGGGTTTTGATAACTAGGACTTTGCTGTAATGTTGGGGCATAATAAACATCATTGGTAGTCAACCCCAGTGTTGTAATCAACGCAGGTGTACTACCAACACTGTTGATTACAATAATACCATCATCAGCGGTAGATCCATCAGCAGTTGCATCAGCATCAGCAAACAAACACAACTTGTTATCAATCACTGCACTGTATACACCGCTAATGGCGGCTGTGTTGATTGCGGCACTGAGGCCAGCCACAGTGTTGGTAGGAGTAGGAACAGCAACTGAAGTACCATTGATTACCAATGTGTTGCCAACAGTCAAATTGGTAGTCACTGCATTGTCACCAATGATAGTAGGCCAACTCAATTTCCAGTCGTTACTACCCACCAATACCCAGGTGTTGTACAAATTGCTCAGTGTGGTCGAACTAGTTTGAGCAGTAGTGGTAGCACCATTTTTATAATAGATCGGATTGGCTGTGTTGGTTGCTACCACAGCATAGTCACCAATGCTGCCATAACTGGTAGAAGGAACACCACTGGTAAGATTAGCAGTATCTGTGATCACGCTTGGCACTTGGTTACTAAATGTGTTGGTTGTATAATTCCACTCAAAAATACCCCATAATGTGTTGGCTGTGTCTAACCAATAAGAACCGTTGTCGGGTTCGCCAGTAGGACGAACCAAACTGGCAGTGAGTTGGGTCAAATCAATGTCACAACGTTGTACATAAGCACGGTTTGATACACCCAGTGCAGAGTATGCCGCAAGCAAACCGTATTCGTTGAGTTCGTAACCATTGATCGGAGTACCAATGGTGGTCTTATAAAAGAAAGGATTGCCAAATGTCGCAGTTAAATCTCTCTGACTGGTAATTAAATAGGCTCGATTGGCATTTGCTGCCAATGTGCCAGCGGCTACCCCCACTCCGGATCCAGATACCTTGTCTTGCGCTGTGGCAATCAAAAAGTAAGGTACCGAATTTGTAGCGGCTGAAAGATAGTTGCTTTCGTCGATGATGGTGACTTGTACACCTGGGGAAATTAGTGCCATTTTGGCTCCTTATAAAACTTAAAGATATTTATCGCAACGCATCAAAACCATGCCAGTTGCGATGCCCTTTATAAAGGTTCGTGGCCATAAATACCCCATGAGACCCATTTGTCGAGCCTGCAATCAACGCCCAGTGGCTGTGAACTATCGTCGTGAAGACACAGTGTACTATCGCAAGATGTGTGACAACTGTATACGCCGAGGGCGACAGGAAAAAGCGCCTGTGGCACGTTGGCAATCAGCGGGATACAAGAAAAAAACTGTGTGTGACCGTTGTGGGTTTAGATCAAGGTATGCCGGCCAATTATTGGTATGTCACATGGATGGACGATTGACCAACACAGAACTGAGTAACCTACGCACAGTTTGTTTAAATTGCACGGAGGAAGTCAGGCGCCTGGACGTTCCTTGGCGACCTGGAGACCTGCAAGCAGATCATTGACTTGAGAAAACAAGTCATCCACAGTGGCATTGTTGTCCAGCACAGCATCAAACTGTGTGCCCACCCAGGCCGTTTCACTGGCATGGATTCCTAGTTTTTCCAGTTTGCGATGACTAATCGACCAGGTTGAGTTGCCATTGGCCCCACGATTCACACTCAGTGCGGCCTTGTACCACTCAGGTTCAGGACCGCGAGTTACTCTAATAACTCGACCCCCTGCGTTTTTGATAGCCCGTATTTCATTAGGGAAACGGCAGTCGGAAATCACAACATCATCTTGACTGTGGCGCAGTTTGTTTTCTAAACTGGCAATCCAGATATCATCGTGAAACCCTGCTCTACATACTTCTGTGCCCCAGTACTGCAAGATCCAACGTGGTGTTAGTGTGGGCATGTGCAGTCGCTCTGCCCACCAGGGATCCACTTGTTCTCGCCATTCACGGGCTTGTTTAGTGCGCCCTTCTAGCATGGTACGATCCCAGCCAAACACCTGTGCCACAGCATCCTTTAATGTTGATGCAAATGATTCTCTGCGGAATCCATGAAAGTTAGTGAGATAATCAGCAATAGTATCCTTGCCCGAGCCAATGAATCCGCATACTCCAATGATCATTTGAGTTCCTTTACGTTGAGATATTTAAGCGTATCTTGAAGCATGCCAATTTGCCTACGGCAGTCTTCCAGCGCATGATGGCTGGTGACAGGAATAGGCTGTTCTGGCCACAGGCTGAACACAGTTCTTGAGTCCCGTACCATGTAGTACTTCCACGGTAAAGATTTACCATAACTCTTGTAGGCGTGTTCAAGAATGTTCATGTCGTACGTGGGTCCTTGACTCCAGATCAGTCGGGAGTGCCAAATCAACCGGCCCAGTTCATCCAATGCTTGATCCAGAGGAATACGATCTTGTTCCCCAAACGCTTCTTCTCTGGCATGTTCTGGTTGAGTTGCCCACCATGCAATTGTGCCATCGTCAATGGCACGATTTTCCTGGCTTTCTAGTGTAACCCTGGCATAGTAATGCTTGTCGTAGTGACCCGACCCGAACGGATCAAATGCCTGGGCGGCTATGGTAAGAATAGTAGTGTCAGGGCCTGTTGCCAAACCCTCAAGATCAATCATTAGGTGCATGTGTTAATTGTAACACAACTGCAATAGATTGTCTATTGCGTTTTAACCGATTACAAAGGTAAGTGGTTGTGATCCATCCACATACATGACCAGTTCTTGAATCTTGGCATCCATCTGAGTCTGCGCCTCGGCTTTCATGGCTGTGCCGTTTAGGACGCTGCCGCCTTGCGGTCCAGCAATGGTGCCAAACTTCTCACGTGCTTCGCCAATGATCATCTTGCAGGCCGCAACCATGTAGTCACGAATCCACTGTTGGATTTGGTAATCACTCAGCAATTGGATTTCAGGTTTGAGGTTATAAGTCCAAAGCAACACAATTTCGCCACCGCCGGAGGGATTACGGATCAGTTGCAGTTTCTTGGTAACCGGGTTCCAAGTGTAGTTTAAAAAACCACCAAACATACGTGCGGCCAACTCAACATACTGTGTGTAGAAGTCATAAGTGGCCAGGCCACCTGCTTCATTGAAGTTGATCAGGTACACGTTCATCTGTGCTTGACTGAAAGGATCAAAGTTACTTCCAGGTCCTGTGGCAATACCAAACGATCGCTTGAAGATTTGACGTACACTTTGCACTTCTTGCGGTAGTGTGTAAATGTTTACCTGATTGACCAACTGCATGAAACTGTAACTTTCTTCATATGCATTGTTGGCTCGTTGTCTGTAGGTGCCAACGGTGCGCTGATAAGCGGCTTCATAGTGTGCAGGATCCAATTCAAGATCCACAATTTGATCGCCCAGTGTCAGGCGTACATAATCGTATAATTGAGATTTAAGTGTGGTTAAAGAATTTTCTGTTTCAGACATTGGGGAACTCCGTCCCCAATATTTAGCCCGTTACCAACTCTTGAGAATGATCAGATTCTCTGTGCCACGCCCGTTCCAGGCAGTTTCTGTGGCTTTGATTTCTTTGAACAGTTTACGTGCGGCTGGCTTGCCTGCGGCTTGTATGGCCTTCACAACGTCCGCTGGTTTACGCAGGGTCTTTTGTTGTGTGTCCACTGTGCTAAATCCAATGATGCTGTTGTTTTTGACAGTGAATGCCTGTGTGTGGCTGTCAGCAACCAAATGGATCAATTTGCGTTTCTTGGTATCGTACAACCAGGCTTCGGCCTTGTCCACCAGGCTTGCGGGCGATAGACTCTTTAGTTTGAGTTCTACAAACTCTGCTTGAATCTTGAATTTTGCGGCACGTTTTTCTGGGGGTACTGTCTTGACCTTGCGTGGCTTGCGCTCAACCTTCTTGATCTGTACATAAGCACCGCAGTCGTTGATCACTGCTTCACAAAACTTCACACAATTGCGCAATTGAATCCGGGTCAGGAAATTGTAGGCTTCCACCAGTTGTGAGTCCTTGCCCTCAATGGCCTGTTCAAACTCTTCCAAGCGGCCTTTCCAGTGATGGCTGATAACACTGATCATTTGTGGAGCCACATTCATGCCACGGATCACCATGATGGGTTTGAAGTCTGCGGACATTTTTGCACCTGCAGTCATGAACTCATCAAACATGGCTTCAAGTTCAGCACTGCATTCACTTACTTTTTCGCGGAGTCGGTCTTGAATGTTGGGTCGGGCAGGCTCGTCATCTGACACTTGTGCATCTGCTTGTATTTCTTGTTTGATGGCCACTAGTTCTGCGATTAGATTGTCCAGTTGTATTTGTTCGTGATCGCTCAACTGCAAGCCCATCATACTCATGCGGCACAGCCAACCTGTGGTAAGACGCATTTGACTGTCTGGCAAAGTGCGCACCTGTCGTGCTTCCCGAGTTTTGTCATGATAGTCCAAGTAAGCCACTGCAAAGTCCTTGGCTTCTTTTTTGCCATAAAAGTAATTGTACCAACCAAACGCATTGCTCAAAGCACTGATACGACCCTCTGTGGGTTGGTTACGCCAAGTGGGTTCCAGTCCCACATATTTTGTGTCAGGGCTACGTGGGTTAAGTGGCTTGAGTGTGGCAGTGACTTTCATGTGTTCTCCAAAGTATGTTGTAATTATAGCAGATCCAGGTTTTTTGGTCAAGTAAACAGAAAGTATTACCTATAAATACTACTATGCCAAGACTTTCACTTTATAGGCCCAACCGGACAGCCGACTATCAATTTTTCGATCGCACTATTGCAGAAATGTACCAGGTGGGCGGCGTCGATTGTTATTTGCACAAATACATGGGCCCGTTGACCAATGACAACGAGGGTGACAATGATGCCACCCTACCCAAGTACACAGAATCCAACCCGCTGTTTATTGAAGACCTGCTGTTGTTGGAAAATCGAGACCGCAAATACGATCCTGACATATATGTCATGCGTGGTGTGTATCAAACACAAGACATTGACTTTGACCTAACACAATTTGGTCTGTTCCTAAACAACGATACCCTGTTTATCACATTCCACTACAATCGCATGATCGACACTATGGGTCGCAAACTCATGAGTGGCGATGTGTTGGAACTGCCCAATCTGCGTGACTACAATCCACTCAACGAAACCATTCCCAGAGCATTGCCAAGATTCTATGTGATACAAGACGCGGCATTTGCGTCAGAAGGTTTCAGTCAAACTTGGTTGCCTCACTTGTGGCGAGTAAAATGCACGCCCATGGTCAACGCTCAAGAATTTAACGAGATTACCAAGGAACCGTTTGAACCCATTAACATTTGGGATCCAGGTAATTTTTATCCAGGTGGTACCACTGTGCTCTACGGCGACAAATATTATATCAGCACTAAAAATGTGCCGCCCGGCACGGATATCACCAATACACAATACTGGCAAGAAAAATCAAACCCTGCTACACTAGCAGACAAGATGAGTACTAGACCCAAGGACTTGGAAATCAACGATGCTATTTTGATCCAGGCCGAAGCCGAAATACCCAAGTCTGGTTTTGATGTTGTGAAATTTTACATTGTGGCCACCAACTCAGATGGCACACCTGCTAATCCTACATCAGCCACATACACAGCAGACTACACTCTAAGCGATGCATCAAGAACAGTGGCCAACGATGGCAACTCACCGCGGAGCGATGGTTACACAGCAGGTTATCTCACAGGCGATGGCAAAACTCCCAATGGTTTGCCTGTCACCGCAGGAGTAAACTTCCCCCCAACTCCTATTGCCGGACAGTATGCGCTACGTTTGGACTACTTTCCCAACCGATTGTTCCGATATAATGGCAGATCATGGGTCAAGATTGAAAGCGACGTGCGCACTCAACTCACACCTGGTGCCACCAACAATACTTTACGGTCCAGTTTCGTTAACAATACATACACTACGCCAACTTCAGACATGGGCAACATTCCAAGTCGTCAAAGTTTGAGCCAGGCGTTACAACCCAATTTGAGCAACGGCGATGACGGGGGTAATAAAGATCCCAATCCGTATCCGCCAACACAACCGTATCAACCATCCAGTTAATCTATGCAACAATTCTTTTTCGACGAACAAATACGCAGGTATCTGCTACAGTTCACACGCATGGTCAGTTTGTTCCAGGTAGAGTATGGGCGCAACGAGCAAGGCATCAAAGATCTAGTGCGTGTGCCTGTGCGCTACGGCGATGCCTCACGTCAGGCCGCTACTATCATGCAACAGAACTCAGCCAATGCGTTGCCATCAACTCCGCTGATGACGTTTTATATCACAGGCCTGGACTATGATCGTCCCAGAATGCAAGAGCCATATCATGTGAACAAGATGCAGGTGCGTCAACGTACCTATGATTCGGCCACCGACACATACGAAACCACACAAGGCAATGCATTTACTATCGAACGACTGATGCCGGTGCCTTATCGCATGACCATTAACCTGGACATATGGACAAGTAACACCAACCAAAAAATGCAATTGTTTGAACAAATTGCCACTTTGTTTAATCCCAGTCTGGAGATTCAAAGTTCAGAAAACTACATTGACTGGACCAGTCTGAGCGTAGTAGATTTGGAAAAAGTAAACTGGAGTTCAAGAACAATTCCTGTGAACACAGAAAATCCCATAGACATCATGACTTTGACATTTGGTATTCCTATCTGGATATCCTCACCTGCCAAGGTCAAGAAACTGGGCGTGGTTGAGCGTGTGATTGCAAGTATATTTGATGCCAATGGTGATGCTGCCAATGCTATCCTGGACAACGATTTGTTGCTGGGCACAAGGCTCAAGGTCACACCATGGAACTATCAAGTGCTATTGTTGTTGGACGGACCTAATACTGGACAATTACAAATATTACAACCGGCTGAAGTGGTTGTGCCCAACAGATTGAGTTTGTCACCGTTTACATTTCCTATTGTGGAAAATCCACAGATAACTTGGCCTGCTGTGGTTGAGACATATGGTGTACTAAGACCTGGTATCAGTTATATCACTCTGGACAATCCTTGGAATCCTGATTCAAGTATTGTAGGCACAGTCACCTTGAATCCTGCTGATGATAGATTGTTTATCTTCAACATTGACCCTGACACTGCTCCACAAAATACTTTGCTACCAGTTGCTTCAGTGATCAATCCCTTACTGAGTGGGCCCAACAATGGATTGCCAGCGCCGGCATTGGGTCAACGCTATTTGATTACTGAATCCACCGGCAATACTGACAATGCTCAAAATCCCAGTGCCTGGCTAGGCGCCGGAGGGCAACCTTTGCTGGCAAATGCCAATGACATCATTGAGTTCAACGGTGTGCGTTGGCAAATAGCATTTAACAGTCAAACATCCACAGAAGTACAGTATGTGACCAACCTTACCACAAGCATACAGTACAAATGGACTGGTGGCACAACTGGTGGCGCCTGGGTCAAAAGTATTGATGGCTTGTATGCTGGAGGTGCATGGAATCTAATACTGTAGAGGCTGTGGGCGTTTGGTTCTACTGTGCAAGAACACAACGATATCTCTATCTGTTGAGAAACGACGCTAAGTATCCTGACACCTGGGGCCTGGCCGGGGGCAAGGTTGAGCCTGGAGAAAGTCTTCTTGTGGCAGTGGAACGCGAGTGCAGTGAAGAACTGGGCAGTGTGCCTGACTACGAACGTCTAATACCCATAGAAAAATTCACTTCACCAGATGGTGTGTTTGAGTATCATACTTTTTGGTGTAGAGTAGACTATGAATTTGTGCCGGATCTAAATCACGAACACACAGGCTATGCCTGGATTGAATCAGGGCGTTGGCCAAGGCCCTTGCATCCTGGACTTTGGAACACTGTGAATTTGGATGCTGTTCAGCAAAAGATTCAACAAGTGGAACAGACTTTATAGTCTGCCAACCACAACTTCAATTGTACCAACATCGGTGCTGGAGTAACTTTGTAATGCTTTGCCAATGATCACGCCTGGTTGATATTGTGACATATCCAAGCGTTCGGCCACACCAGCACGGTTGCTGGACACCACACGATCACCTGCCTCAATTGGGCCAATCACACGGCATGGCACACGGCCTATTAGACCCACTTCCACTGTGAATTCAGATTGCAGTCCTGAATTCATCACATGAGCAGGATGTGTAGATACTACCCCAGCAATCTTGTTGTCATGAGTCACAGTGCTCATAGTAACTTCTTGTGTGCCACCAAACACTACCACAGTACCTGGGGGATATTGAGCATCGGCCTTATAAATCTCGGCCAAGTCAGCATACAGTGCTGTGGTTGCTTGAGCAAACAGTCTGTTGAAATAGTTGCTGGCATTGCCAATATTGGATGTGGCGTTTGAGGTACTGGTCTGAATGTTGCCAGACACAATTAGTACACCACTACCAGCGGCGGCTGTGCCGTTGATAATTAAATTAGCGCCTGTGATGTTGCCTGTAGCAGAAACAGATGTTGGTAGAAAAGAACCCACAATCAAAGAGCCACTGGCAATAACATTACCGCCTGTAATGTTGCCCGAAGCCGAAATACCTGTTGTGCCGTCTAGTGTTAATGCCATGAAAATTATCCTCGCTTGTATTTATGGTGCGTAAACATATAATGTTGACGAATTAGGCACTGAAATGTTAAACCCGTTGCCCAATGTAACTGGCCCTATTAGCATAGCATTTACTGCATCTGCCACAGCCACGTTTGCTGCCAGTGTTTTTGGCCCGGCAAATGTACCGTACATGGTAAAACTACCCAGGTTAATAACCACAGTGTTTGACTGCCCTGCCACACTCATTGCTATGTTGCCCGAAGCAACTGGAATAGTAATAGTCGTAGCACCATTGGCAATGTTAGAAGCAGATCCTGCACTGAGTCCGGTTAAAAACGCACCATTACCAATAAAGAAATTACCAGAGACGTTGCCGGTTGCTGATACTACACCAGCAGTTAAGATATTGCCACCGGTTACGTTGCCAGTTGTAGATACTACTGCACCCAAGAAACTTGTGCCGGTTATGGTACTGGCCGCTGAAATTAATCCAGCAGTCAATATGTTACCGCCGGTCACGTTACCAGTTGCTGAAATCAATCCGGCAGTTAACAAATTGCCGCCAGTGGCATTGCCACTAACAGTGACCGAAGTCAGTGTGCCAACACTTGTGATGTTTGGTTGTGCGGCTGTGGTCACTGTGCCTGCCGTGGTTGCAGTGGTTGCACTGCCCACAGTTAACGATGCCGCTGTTCCAGTCAATCCAGTTCCAGCACCATTAAACGATGATCCAGTTACCGTACTTGTTGCTGATATCAAGCCACCAGTTAAGATGTTTCCACCTGTTATGTTGGCTGCTGAAGTTATAGTTGATGTTGCTGATATCAGGCCACCTGTCAAGATATTGCCACTTATAACGTTGCCTGTAGCACTGAATGTGGTGGCAGAAATTATGTTGGCGCCTGAAATATTTCCACCCGTGCCGCTGGTAATAATATTTCCACCTGTAACGTTGCCTGTAGCACTGACCAGGCCACCAGTTAATAAGTTGCCACCTGTTACGTTGCCTGTAACTGATACCACAGCACCTGTGTGGCTGGCCACGTTCACAATCGTGGTGAACATGCCATTGTTGGCAGTTACGTTACCAGTAACCGATACAAGTCCACCAGTGAAACTAGCAGTGTTTACTATGTTGGTGAATATTCCGTTGTTGGCGATCACGTTGGCAGTGGCACTGATCAAACCACCTGTTAATATGTTACCACCGGTGATGTTGCCACTTACTGACGGACTAGTTGCAAGAGCAATGGTTACTACACCATTGCCTTGTGTTGCTGTAATTTGGTTGGTAGTACCAAGAGTGTCTGGACTGATTGTGGTCCATACGTTTGCACCAAGTGCTGTACCCATCCACATGCCAAGAGGGCTGACTGAAATTGCGGCGTTGGCTGCAGCCTGGTCGATTAATCCGCCAACTGGTGGGTATATCAACAAAGCATTTGCTGTAGAGTCGTTGGCCACAAACACAATTTGACCCGGCAATCCTGCTGGCAATATAGCACCGGCTCCTGATGCTACAGTAGTAAACTGGTTGTTGGTTGCTGTAATTACATAAGCGTTGGCTTGTACAGTACCGTTACCTGTGAGTGTTTGCGCATAACTGTGAGCAATAAACGAGTTTGCGGCACTTTGAACAATGTTACCGACCACACTCAGTTGTGCATTACTTAGAATGTTGCCACCAGTAATATTAGCAGTGGCGCTGACCAAACCACCTGTTAAGATGTTACCGGCTGTGACGTTGCCTGTTACAGATACGATAGTACCTGTATGTGATGCTGTGTTTACAATTGTGGTGAATATGCCGTTGTTGGCAGTTACGTTACCAGTAACAGAAACAAGGCCACCTGTATGACTGGCCACGTTCACAATATTAGTAAACATACCATTGTTGGCTGTTACATTACCTGTGACTGATACTATACCACCAGTGAAACTGGCTGTGTTCACAATTGTGGTGAATATGCCGTTGTTGGCGGTGACGTTACCAGTTACTGATACAATGCCACCAGTGAAACTGGCTGTGTTCACAATCGTGGTGAACATACCATTGTTGGCTATAACGTTGGCTGTGGCTGATACTAATCCACCAGTTAAGATATTACCGGCTGTGACGTTGGCTGTGGCACTAATCAAACCACCAGTTAAGATATTACCGGCTGTGACGTTGGCTGTTACAGATACAACTGCACCCAAATGACTTGTACCAGTAATAGTACTTGAGGCACTAATTAGTCCAGCAGTTAATAGGTTACCAGCAGTTACATTACCAGTTGCTGTGATCAATCCACCAGTGTTTAAGTTAGCGCCAGTGACGTTGCCTGTAACACTCAAACTTGTACCTGTTGCGGCACCAATGTTGGGTGTGGTCAACGCGGCTGATGCTTTGACAATGATGTTACCTGTGCCATCAAAGGCAGTGGTAGTGTTATCTACCTTGGCCGAGAACACGGTACCAGTTAAACTTAGACCTGCGGCAGTGTTGGCTGTGTAAACCTGGCTTGAACTAAACTGAGCAAATGTAATGTTTGACGTACCAAACGTGATTGTACCGGCAGGTGCATTAACAACAAAAGCACTGCCAATGTTGACGTTGCCGTTTGACACAAAGAAATAGTCGTTTAGACTCAGTTGTTCTGAACTGTTTGAGCCATATTCATCAGCGTCAGTTGAACGCACAATAACAGTGGCATTTGACCAGGTATAGATACCATTGAATACAGCGTTGCCTTCGTTCTTGACCAGGATACGAGTTCCTAAGGTCTGAACGTTTACTGTGTCAATCAAATTGAACGTTGTGGTAGTTGTTAGAGTTGCACCAACACCATTGGCGGCTCCATTGGGCTGGGCATAGGTAATTGCACCACCTGTGGTTGTGGCCAATGTGGTTGTGGTGGCAGCACTCACTGGTGAGTGATATGTGATTCCTTGCGCCGCAAAGTTGTCAACATATTCTTTGGTGGCGGCATCTGCCGCTTGTGCTGGACTCGCCAAGTTGTTGATGTAGGTATTGGCACTTAGAACAATATTACCAGCAGGATTTAAATTTAAATTGCCCGATGCAGTACTCAGTGTCAACGCACCGCTGGTGGGTCTAACTGTGCTGGTGTTTACATTTCCGGCAATCACGTTACCAGTAACACTTGCTAAGCCACCAGTTAATAAATTACCACCTGTGATGTTTGCTGAACTTGTGATTGTCGAAGTGGCTGAGATTAATCCAGCAGTCAAGACATTGCCACCTGTTACGTTGCCACTCAATGATGCCACACTACCAGTGAAACTGGCTGTGTTCACAATTGTGGTGAACATGCCGTTGTTGGCGGTGACGTTACCAGTTACTGATACCAGTCCACCAGTGAAACTGGCCACGTTCACAATGTTAGTGAACATACCATTGTTGGCTATAACGTTGGCTGTGGCTGATACTAATCCACCTGTTAATATGTTGCCACCAGTAACATTACCACTGACACTGACCACAGCACCTGTATGGCTGGCCACGTTCACAATGTTAGTGAACATACCATTGTTGGCTATAACGTTGGCTGTGGCTGATACTAATCCACCTGTTAATATGTTGCCACCAGTAACATTACCACTGACACTGACCACAGCACCTGTATGGCTGGCCACGTTCACAATGTTGGTGAACATACCATTGTTGGCGGTGACGTTACCAGTTACTGATACCAGTCCACCAGTGAAACTGGCTGTGTTCACAATTGTAGTGAACATACCATTGTTGGCCGTTACATTGGCCGCGGCAGATACTAATCCACCTGTTAATATGTTACCACCTGTAACGTTGGCGGTTACTGAAACAATACTACCAGTGAAACTGGCCACGTTCACAATCGTAGTGAACATACCATTGTTGGCTACAACGTTGGCTGTAGCCGATACTAATCCACCTGTTAATATGTTACCACCCGTAACATTGGCAGTGGCACTAACCAGGCCACCAGTTAAGATATTACCGGCTGTGACATTGGCTGTTACTGAAACAATACTACCAGTGAAACTGGCTGTGTTTACAATTGTGGTGAATATGCCGTTGTTGGCATACACATTACCAGTTCCCGAAACAACACCAGATCCAAACAACAAGTTACCACCGGTGACGTTGGCAGTGGCACTGACCAGGCCACCTGTTAAGATATTGCCACCTGTTACGTTACCATTGGCACTAATTAGTCCAGTTATGTATTGACCTGTTGTGGCAAATACCGATACGTTGGCTGTGCCACCTACAGTAATAGCAATATTGCCATTGGCAGTGGCCGCAATATTTGAGTTGCCAGCAGTGATTGGGAATCCACTGGTACTAGCATTGATACCTGTTAGTTGTGATCCATTACCAATAAAGAAATTACCAGTTCCTGCGGTAATATTACCAACAGCACTTATAATACCACCTGTTAATATGTTACCACCAGTTATGTTGGCAGTAGCACTAACAAGTCCACCAGTGAGTAAGTTACCACCAGTTATGTTGGCGGCCGATGTAACAGTTGACGTAGCACTTATCAATCCACCAGTTAATAAATTACCACCAGTTATGTTGGCTGTGACACTTACTACTGTGCCTAGGAAACTTGATCCAGTTACTGTACTGGTTGCTGATATTAGGCCCGCAGTAAGTAAGTTACCGCCTGTGATGTTGGCAGTTGCACTAACAAGTCCTGCTGTTCTTAAATTGCCACCTTGTATGTTGCTGGTTACACTCAAAATACCCACAGGTATGTTGATTTGTCCTGTTCCATTGGCATTGAGATTGATGTTGCCGTTGGCTGAGGTATTGATCCACAATTCACCTATGTCAACAATATTACCAGTTAGACTTATGTTGCCTGCTGTGGTGATGGTACCAGTGGCACTTATTATACCGGCAGTTAGTACATTGCCACCAGTTATGTTGGCAGTTGCTGATACTAATCCAGCAGTTAATAAATTACCGCCGGTG